ATGATAGATATATTCATTTATGTAAGCATTTGTAGCGTGCAAATCTCCGCTTACATCTAATTTATGAGCTGGACTAGTAGTCCCGATACCTACATTAGAAGAAGTAATACGCATTACCTCAGAGGTACTTGAACCCGCAGTACTGGCTGTTCCGCCCGTTTCAAATATTAAATTACCGCTTGTATTTTTGATTTCAATAGAGCCGCCATTGTCAGCCATTGCTAAAATCGTAGTGGCATCACCGCTTTGTAAATATGCTAATGTATTTGTAGTGGGGTGATATATATGAAATTTTTCCGATGGACCAGTAGTCCCGATACCAACGTTACCGCTTCCATCTACAGCAAGTCTTGGTTGACTATTAGTCCCAATAAAATACTTGTTACTTCCAGCTACAAAAGCAACAAGGTCTGAACTGCTGTCTCCGAAGTTTACACCCGCCCAGTCACCAGTACCCCATCCGCCTCTAAAAGTAGAGCCATCGTATACTCTAAATGCTCCATTAGTTGTGTCAGAAGTGTCTATTTTCCCCTCAACAACAAGTTCTGCATGAGGGCTAGTGTTCCCAATACCTACATTGCCCGCGGCTTCTAGCCTCATTATTTCAGAGCCATTTACTAATATGGTTCCTCTGTTTGTAGAATTATATTTTATAGAAGCGCCAGTGCCGCCATCTCCAATTTGTATATTCCCCGAAACATCAAGCTTTTCACTAGGGCTAGTAGTTCCGATACCTACGTTACCAGCCGCGATATAGTTAGCTGTGCCATCAGAATAAAATGATACTTTTGCGGTTCCGCCATCATATAAGTGGAAGCGTCCACCATTTGTAGACTTCTCTCCAATTGCAGCAATTACATCTGAACTGCCAGTTGCAATTAATCGTATTCCAGAATCAGCTGATGATGCAGAATTTGATTTAACATCTAAAGGAGCGCCTGGACTTGATGTTCCAATACCAGCTTTACCGTCTACGGTTATATCTGTTAAAAATCTATTTGATGCCATATTAGAATTGTATAGTGCAAAGATAAAAAAAAGAGGGGTGCAGTATAAGCCACACCCCTCCCCATACTAATATCAATATATATTAATCTATTTTAGTAACCAAAACAACTACATCTCCAGTAGATGGAGCGGTGTTAAAATCTAGAGTTACTACACTTGCGCTTGTTCTAACAACTTGAGCATATACAGTTTCATAACTTGAGGCATCATAGAGCTGAACAATTACATCGCGAGTTCCAAGGCTGTGTGTAACTGCAATACTTGTAGCACTTCCGTCACCGATAGCTGTGCGGTAAGAACGAGCAGCAAGACCAGCAGGGGTAACTGCAAGCGTAGTAGAAGAACCATCAAGCGTTTCAGCAGTTGTGGCAAGCTCAACAACCCCTTTAACAGTTGTTGACGCATCAATACCAGCGATTGTTACAGCAGCAGTTTCAGAACCAGAACCCGATACAGAAATACCCGTCCCAGAAGTTGCAGCGATTGTGGCTACATAATTCCCAGTAGTATCTGTGCCAAGGGCTACTGCGTTTGCAACAATAGTAGCAGTTAATTCTACATCGGCAGATCCGTCAATAGAAACGCTACCCGATAAATCACCATCAAGAGTAATTGTGCGAGCAGTTTGCCATTTAGTAGCGGTGGAAGCGTTCCCCGTTAATTGACCCGTAATATTACCTGCTACAAGATCAGCCAGCTCATCTTCCGAAAATGTTGTGTTTCCAGGCTCTGTAGGATTATTTCTGTAGAACCTCCAGGCTTCACCAGATACATCAAAGAATAAACCAGCATATACCGCGCTGCTTCCACTATTATAGCGTCCATAGTAACCAAAGTCATTAGTACCAGCGTTGTCTGTCGCCACCTTAATGTGATGGTCGTCAATTGTTAATGTAGTTGAATTAACAGTGGTTGTTGTGCCGTCTACAGATAAGTTTCCATTAACAACAAGATTACCGGAAGTTGTAATTTCTACAGAAGAGTTAGCCCCGATTGTAGTGTTAGAATTAATTTGACCCAAACGCGACATTAAATTTGACACGCTTACATCGTCAACTGTAGTATTTCCTTCTAGAGCTGTGGTAGCTGTAGTGCCATAAGTAACGGCAAGAGTAGGCGTTGACCCCTCACCAGTGTTTCCAGAAGTGGTAAGACCCGTAAGCGTGCCCAACGTTGCCACGTAGTTCCCAGTGGTGTCTGTGCCCAGCGCAACAGAATTAGCAGAAATAGTTGCCGCACCCCCTGCCGCGATAGTAATATCACCGCTTACATTCCCAAAGACCGCATCCTCTAAATCAGAGAATGTTACTTTTTTTGTAGCCGAAGAATCACTTGCATCTACAAGTGGAATGTGGTCGCCTTGTGCTACGGCTGAAATAGCGGTAAGTTCACTAAGGTCTAAGTCAAGAGTTACAGTACCAGTTGCACCGCCGCCACTTAAACCATTACCCGCGGTAACACCCGTAATATCTCCTGCAATAGAAGTCCATGCTGAACCATCATAGAAACGAACTTGATTCGTATCTGAACGGTAAATCATTCTACCCTCAAAGTTATTAGAAGAAGGGTCTGCCGTTAATGATTCAAATGTAGCATTTTTAATTTGATAGCTTCCGCCCGCGGTAAGGGTGATGTTCCCGTCAACTACCAAATTGCTTAAAAATTTTACGTCAGCCATTTTATATTAGTTTAAGTATGCCGTGCCGCTTGTGGGGGCAGATAGGCTTATTGTTAGGTTGTTTAAATCCGTGTAAGAAACAGCTCCATGTATCAAGCTATCTGCACTGTCTGCTATAGAAACACTGGGTTTTTTACCTAAATTGTGATTAATATTCCAAGTAGTACTAGCAGAGCTTTGAGTAAAAGTAAAACTCTTATCTCCCGATGCCGATGCTGAGGCAATAACCCCAGTAACAGATACATTGGTAGAGGGCTGTGTTATCTTGGTTGAGGTTACTACTGTAGATATACCACTGATAGAAACAGATTGCCCAGATGATATTTCAATAATATTACTCACTTACGTCCTCATTTACTTTAAACAAACCATATACCCATGTTTTTACTACATTACTAGCGGTAGACTGCAGATCGTAAACGTATATACCTCCAGACACTCCAGCCATTGTAGAAGCTGCTGCTGTTATTGTTAGCTTTCCAGCCGCTGCATCTCCAGCATATTCAAAAGAACTATCAGCAATAATATCTCCAGAGGAAGTATCAGTTTCTTTTACATCCATCTTCCATTGATAGCCATCTAAATCTATAGCAGCACCTGCACTATCTGTAAATGTAAATTCAAGAGTAAATGTATCTCCTTTTCTACACGTGATATCCACTCTTGTTGCGTTGTCTAAGTTTACTTGTGTTGCCATAATTGCAAAGATACTAACTTACTGGTTATCAATTAAATCGGCTATGCTATCTGGAGTATCACTTAAAGGAGGTCTTTGGTCTTTTCTTTGCGCGATAAGCTTGGATTGCTCTATAGCTTGTTTTTCCACGCGACTGTCTTTTCTGTCCTCTTTCATGATGTCCAAGCTTGCTTTGCTACGTTGTCCCATTGCAGTTTGCTGTGCGACAATCTGAGCCTTCATAGCTTGAATTTCTTTATTATACATATGCTCTAGTTCCATCAGCTGAGCTTTAATCTTGCTTTCCATTTGGAACTTTTGCATTTCAAGCTCTGCTTCCATCTGCATTTTCTGCGCGTCTGTCTGCATTGCCATCTGCTGATTCTGTGCATTTGCTTGCTGCTGCGCCTGGATGTTTTGAAGGTTCATCTCTTGCTTGGCTTTCATGCGCTTCTTGCGGCGAACAATCAACAGCTGCTCTGCTTGATCGATGTCTCTTAGACCGCGGATTCCTATGGCGTCCTCTAAGTCAATCTCTCCGGAGGCTAGTGCAACTTGAATATTCTGCTCTAGGTATGCAGCATCTCTATCGTCCATGTTGCCCATTATCTGAACGCCGAAGTTGTACATCGGCAGTTCACTGAAGCTAGAGAGCACACTCATGTTTGTTTCACCAATGGCGTTTACATATATCTGATGAAGGGTGCTTCCCTGCGGGATGATCTGCAGACAGCGAATGATGTCTTCACACACGCGCTTGTATAACACTTTGGAAGAGTGGGTAACGTCGTATATAGCGTTATTACCTGCGGCAAGCTGCTGCTGACGCACCCCAACAAGTTGATCTCCTTTGGGTGATGTGCCGTCCATTACCTCGTTGATTCCGGTAGTATCGCGAATCATACGCAGGTAGTGGTTGTATAGGGCGATCATTTCATTGATGTTCCTAATGCTGTTGTCTAGAGGTCTGATAGGAGGGTTTTGGAAACCACCGTCCGGATTTTTAGAGCGGTAGTAGAATACTCCCGTTTGCTCGTAAATATCCTGGAGCTCTAGTGGCTGAAGTTCTCCTCCAGAACCTAGCTGCACGTTTTCCAATCCTTCAATATCAATAATGATACCGTCTGGCTTTGCTTTGGCAATAGCCTGCTGGATTTTTAGGTGGGTAAGCTGTAGTTGATCTGCAAACCCTATGATAGAAGAAACCATAGACTTAGGCATCATGCGGCGTAAGTTTGTAGCAACTACGCTGTACGAAAGGCGAGCCTTGGTGATGTCGTGAATGTTTTTCGGGATATTCTTCTTTAGCCCGTAGTTATATATATGTTGTGTGCCTAGTATAAAACTACCACCATATACTGTTGTGTTGTGTAGGCAGTGGCCCACTCTCTCGTATACAGATTCGGCTGGCGGCTTGTATTCGCTGCCTTTGTAGAAGAAGTTCTTGTTCCCGTGTCTAGACTCTTTCTCCTCGTAGTAGATTTTGTCTACCGATAAGAATTCAAAGTCCATCACCTCTACAAAATACTCATCGTACCCGTAAGACGCACGTTGAAGGCTCTTGTCGTAGTGTGAGTGTGTAAGGCGAGAGGGGTCGTTCTGGAATCTATTTCTAACGGTCCTTGCTATTGCGTGATACTCCTCTTCTGTAAACTGATCACCAGCCAACCTCTTGAGCTCTTGTATGGTAACGCGCTTTATGTGTCCGGCGTATACTAGGTCCTCAAAGTTGGGGTCTTCTGTGTAGCTGTGTATGAAGTGCGACGGGTCTACGTAGTTTTCTGTGATCCCGTAATTTGGGTCGTTGTCCCGTTTAATTACCGCAATACCAATAGTTGCAAGGTCGTTGACAGAACGACGATATGTAGCGTCGTTAAAGTTGTTCCAGTCCAGCGTCATTTTTGTAGCGATCTGGCTGGCGATTTCTGCTTGCGTTTTTACGTTGGTATCCATGAAGATTTCAGCCTCTTCGATATTTTCTGGAAGGGCGTCTGGATCAACGTCTGTTTGCACGCCCGCACTTTTAGCTTTCTTTAGAAAGTCTTTAGTGAGGATTTGTGCTTTAAGCTTATTTTTTTGTTTGTCCCTTTGCATTCGAGAAAGCGGGTCTACGGCTTCCACGTTTGGATAAGGGTCAGCAGATAAGATCTTGTTTACCACGATCTTGATAAACTTCGGAACAATAGGAACCGGAGTCCAATCGAGATTAAGCAACGTACCGTCCCCATTGTTTGGGTCCAGAGAGTTGAGTATCTGCTTGTACTTTGATGTGTCTTGGGTTCCGTTCGCGTAATCGCGAGAAGCCTCAAATTCTTTTTTTCTGCGGTAGTAGAGGGAGCCCTCATCTGACGCATTACCCCATTGATTCTCTATAGCCATGGCATATTTTAAGCCAAATGCTTTAGACAATTTTACTTCTGGTGAAGCTAGTGGGTCCGGGAAATTCCCGTATCTATCGGATTTTTTATTACTATCAAACATTTCGTGAGATAAAGTATTCCTTGCAAATATACTAAATCGCTTAACGTCATTACGTTAGGCATTAAACTTATACCTACGGAAAAACTTTTTCTCTGAAAAGTTAGATTTTACTTCTTCTTTTTTGACTTTTTGTGCTGCTAAAAGAGCAAGTCCAGAACTGATGGTAAGGTCAAACTTTGTTCTATTATCGATCTTAAATCCTATCCAATCTTCCAGCGTTCTGTTGAAGTACATGTTCCCAAGTGCATTAGTTTCTACGTTTACACCCACGTGGCTATGTATGTAGTCCTCTATAGCCTGGGCGTGCGACTGTATAACATCTGCAGAGTTAGAGGGTATCCCTTTTGTTTTGACGTTAACTTTACTGGAGCTTGAAGATAGATGCTGAGGTCTGTCCATCAGATACTCAGAATATCCGCGCTGCTCGAAATATCTAGCGATTCCGTATTTGTTGTTCTCTATAAGGATAGGGTATCCATAATAAACAGCAGCCATCAACACGTCTTCATAGAATATTTTAGCGAGGGGAGGTCGAGAAGCATACTCTACTACAAACATGTTGGATGGCGCTGTCATATTAAACTTGTTATAAAGATGCATTGCACCTTTAGAGCCACGTCCATCAAGCGTAGCGTCGAGGTCGTAGCTATCGACCCCTCCAACACCAATGTGCGCGTTCCCTGGCTTTCGATGGCCACGCTCATTGATCACTTTATTTCTTTCTTCGGCAGGGGGTTGCCAAGCAACCCGGAATCTGCCGTTAACGTCCGGGGAGAAAATCACCTTAGAATCTTGCACACCGTTTTCCCAGACGAAGTTACCAATAACAACTGGATTTGGGTAGAGGTTGTCATTGTGTTGTACTTGTTCGTATATCTTGGTAAGATTAAATAGAGAACCTTGGATACTGTCTCGGAAGGCTTCATCCTCAGTAAAGGGGAACTGGCGTATGACTTCGTTAAGTTCCGAGTGGTCATCTTGAAGGGACTTCCTTTCATTTTTTAAGAATGTCTTTGCGCCTATATCAACCTCTTCACTATCAATACCCATGATCGGTTCTTCTGGGTTTTCAATTATTGGGTTCCCAAACTTATCAAAGAATCCCTCCATAGCTTCATATGCGGGTATAAATATTCTGTATAGTCCAGAACGTGTCCTACCATTTTCGTTGCGGTGGTTGGGATCGGAGTCCGCCCATAGGTCTTTATACTCTTTCCCGCCCTTGCTCATGGGGTTTACTGTAGAACCAACTATTGCTGTACCGATAATCTTGCGCCCCACTATCAAACACGTCTTTTGGATGCGCCACGCCTCACGTATATCTGTA